AGCTAAAGATTTAGCAAAAATATTAGCAACTACACCTGAAGCTTTATTAAGAGCTTTACCAAAAGCTACAGCAGATGCAGATCAAGCTGTTATTCGTATGTTAGCTACTAAACAAGTTTTAAATGATATTGCTGTACAATTTCAAAAAGTATCAAGTAAATGGGCAAAAGCATTTGGTGATCAAAGATCAAACTGGACACCACAAGCTTTAGAAGAAGTTGCTAAGTATACACAAATTATTAGAGAAGCAACTACAGCATTAAAAAAGCAAGTAAGAGGAGCTGCTAGAACTACACAAGCAGGTAGAGTAAAAGGTTTAAGTGGTACTGGACAAGTTATTGATGTTCAAAAAGTAACAGATACTATTTTAAATTTTAAAGGCGATGCAGTTACTATTGCAAACAAAGTAGCAAAATTAAAAACAGCAGATGATATTATAGATGCTGCAGGTAAAACAAGAGCTCAAAAAGCTATTGAAGTTACAAACAGTATTTATATTAACTCTTTACTATCAGGTATTTGGACTAATGTTGTCAACATGACTTCAGGTTTATATGAGATAGCTTATAGACCTTTAGAGTTAATTGGTGGTGGAATTGTTAATAGAGACGGAAGATCAGTAGCTTTAGGATTAGCTCAATATCGTGGTTATGTAATGAACGCAAAACAAACTTTACGTATGGTAGCTTTAGCATTTAGACAAGGCGATGCAGTTTTAGATCCACTAATGAGAACACAAGACAACTTAGAAATAAGAGGTGGTAAAGCAGTAAAACCAATATCAGGTGAAAATTTAGGCTTTGACGGTAAAGCTGGAACTATAGTTGATTGGTTTGGAAGATTTTTAGAGTTACCATCAAGATTACTTTTAACAGGTGATGAAATGTTAAAACAAATTAACTTTAATGGTTACTTACATCGTGAAGCTGTAGAAAATTCTTTAGATAAAGGATTAAAATATGGAACTAAAGAATTTAATAAAAATGTAGAAAACATAATGAATAGTGGTTTGTTACCAAATGGTAAAGCTAATGTAGAAATACCAATGGTAGCAAAAGCAGTTGAAGAAGCTAGAGTTTCAACATTTACAAATAATCTTAAAGATGGCTCATATAGAAACTGGGGTTCTAATATTGAAAACTTTTTTAATCGTATGCCTGAATTTAGATTCATAGCACCATTTATTAGAACACCTACAAACTTATGGAGACACTTTGGTAATCGTGTTCCTGGTTTAGGATTTTTTACTAAACAAAATCAAGACTTATGGAAATCAGGTGACCCAAGAGCTAGATCAGAAGTTATTGGTCGTCAAATGATAGGTATGGCTGTAGCTGTTTATGCGTTTGATAATGCAACTAGTTTTGTTGAAATAAAAGACGAAAATGGAAAAGTTATAGGTAAGTTACCAAAAATGACCGGCGCAGGTCCAAGAGATAAAGAAACTCAAAACATTTGGAGAAAAACTGGTTGGCAACCTTATTCAATATTAGTTGATGAGGGTAATGGTAAGTATGTTTACAAAGCTTACAATAGATTAGATCCAAGATTTTTTTCTCAAGGTATTGTCGCTGATTTAGTAGAAAATGCTAGAAACATGAACGAGCAAGATAAATATCCAATATGGGCTGCAGCAGTTTTATCTGTAATGAAAGGTATTACTGATAAATCTTATACAAGAGGTATAGCTGAATTTGGTGAACTTGCAGGTGATTTAACACCAGCAGGTGTTTCAAGATTTGTTGGAAATACAATGGGTAACTTTGTTCCTTATGCTTCATTAAGAAGTCAAGGTATTCCAAAAATAATGCCAAAAGATAAAAATGTTTATGAAACAAGAGATTGGGCTGATAAACTTTTTGCTAAAGCAGGAGCTACTGAAGGTTTAGAATTAAAAAGAGACGCATTTGGAGCTATTATAGAAAAGAAAACTACAGGATTTTACAACAACATTGATGGTTGGGGTTCTATATTCTCTGGACCTTGGGGTGTAGGTTTAAAATCAGAACTAGATACAGACAAAAAGTTTATATTAGAAATAGCATCTTTAAAAGTTCCGTTGTCACCACCAGATCCAATTAAATTTAAAACTATAGATTTAAGAGATTTTAAAAATAAAAAACGAGAGACTGATGGTAAGCAGTCAGCTTATGATTTTTGGCAAGAACAAATTGGTGTAGTTAAACTAGGTGGCCAAACTATAGAACAATATTTAGAAAAAAAGATGCAAGGCAGATCTTGGGAAAAGAGAAGTCAAGGTGATTTAAACTTTGATGGTGGTAAAGAAATGCTTATTAAAAAGTGGCATGGAGCATTTGTTAAGAAAGCTTATGCAGAAATGCTTAAAAAATATCCTGAAGTAAAAGATGCTATTAAAGAAGCTCAAAGATACAAAGGTAACCTAAAGAAGAACGTCCCATCAGGGTCACGTTTAGATAAAAACAAGCAAGATTTGGAGAAAATTTTATTATATTAATTAATGGCTAATTCATTTTTAGAGTATACAGGTAACGGCAACACAACTGCCTTTTCGATCACATTTGATTACTTAGACGCATCACATATTGCGTGTACAGTTAATGGTGTGTCTACATCATTTACTCTTAGTAATGGTGGAGCTACAGCTAATATAAGTCCAGCACCTGCAAATGCAGCAGCAATTAGATTTACAAGAACTACATCACAAGCAACAAGATTAACAGATTATGTAGCAGGTTCAGTATTAAAAGAAGAAGACTTAGATACAGACAGTAAACAAGCTTTCTTTATGGCTCAAGAAGGTATTGAAACTATCAGTTCTAAAATGGGTCAAAGTGCAACTAACTTTCAGTTTGATGCTTTAAATAAAAGAATTGTTAATGTCGCAGATCCAACGTCAGCACAAGATGCTGCAACTAAAAACTATTTAGAAAACACTTGGTTATCAGCTACAGATAAAGCTACATTAAATAGTGTTAACTCTAATATTTCAAACATTAATTCAGTAAATAGTAATGCTTCAAATATTAACTCTGCTGTATCTAATGCTACTAACATTAATACAGTAGCTACAAATATTGGTTCAGTAAATACAGTTGCAACGGATATTACAAAAGTTGTTGCAGTCGCTAATGATTTAGCAGAAGCAGTTTCAGAAATAGAAACTGTAGCTGATGACTTAAATGAAAGCACAAGTGAAATTGATGTTGTTTCAAATAACATAGCTAACGTAAATACAGTTGGTGGTGCTATTACAAATATAAATACAGTAGCAAGTGCAAATTCTAACATTACTACACTAGCAGGAATAAATGCTAACATTACTACTGTTGCAGGAATTTCGTCAGATGTTTCTTCAGTTGCAGGGATAAGTTCTGCTATATCAGCAGTAAACAGTAATTCATCTAATATTAATGCTGTAAATTCTAACAGTTCAAATATTAATACAGTTGCAGGATTATCTTCAGCTATTAGTACAGTAAATTCTAATTCTACAAATATCAATACAGTAGCAGGAGCAAACTCAAATATAACTTCTGTTGCAGGTGGCTTAACTAATATTAATACAGTTGCTACAAACATAGCCTCTGTAAATAACTTTGCAGAAAAATATAGAATTTCAAGTTCAGCTCCAACAACAAGTTTAAATGTTGGTGACTTATATTTCGACACAACAGCTAACGAATTAAAAGTATACAAGTCATCTGGTTGGGCGGCGGCAGGTTCTACAATAAATGGAACTTCTGCTAGATTTACTTATACAATTTCTGGAACACCTAGTTCAGTTACAGGAAGTGATGATAATGGTTCAACACTTGCGTATGACGCAGGGTTTGCTGATGTCTACCTAAACGGAGTTCGTTTATCTTCATCAGATATTACAATTACTTCTGGTACATCAGTAGTTTTTGCATCAGCATTAGCAAACGGAGATGTTGTTGATGTTGTAGCTTACGGAACATTTAATGTAGCATCAATAGACGCATCAAACATAAGTAGTGGTACTATTAATAATGACAGATTACCTTCACCAGTATTAACAGTTAAAGGAGATGGTTCTTCTACAGATGGTGCTATACAATTAAACTGCTCACAAAATTCTCATGGTGTTAAAATTAAATCACCTGCACATAGTTCTGGTCAATCTTATACTTTAGTATTACCTACATCAGTAGGAACAAGTGGACAGGTACTTGCTACATCAGGTTCTAGCACAAACCAATTATCTTGGATTGATGCAACAGAAACTAAACCAACAGTAGCAGACGTATCTCAAACAATCGCACCAAATACAGCTACAGATATTACAATTACAGGTACAAAT